TAGACGGTAGACCGTATGACGCAGAGAAATTTGGTGCTTATTACAGACCATATGGCATGCAAGCGCCAGCAGGGTCAACTCCAGCACCAGCAACAGCGGCTCCAAAAGCAGACACTTTTGAACAAGCGGCACCTACAGTTGTAGCAGACGCAACACCTGCTCCAGCAGTAGAAGCTCCAAAAGTAGAACCTGTAGCTGAAACAGCACCTGCGGCTACTCCAGCACCGGCTGAAGCGGCACCAGCAGAGTCAGGATCAAAAGCAGAAGATATACTTGCTATGATTCGTTCAAGACAGTCGTCTTAATAGACTATTAGATTATCAGGCAGTGGCAACACTGCCTTGATGTCTTAATCTTTTGGCAACAATATATAAATTTATATGTTGACAGCAACAACACTACATAGTATAATAAGAACAAAATAGCAAGGAGAACACAATGGCTAAACCATTCGACGCAAGTAAGTTTAGAAAAAGTATTACTAAAAGCATTCCTGGAATGAGTTTAGGATTTAACGATCCAACAGATTGGGTATCAACAGGTAACTTTGCACTAAACTATTTAATATCCGGTGACTTTAACAAAGGTATACCACTAGGCAAAGTAACAGTGTTTGCTGGTGAATCAGGAGCAGGTAAGAGTTACATCTGTTCAGGCAACATTGTTAAAAACGCACAAGAACAAGGCATATATGTTATCTTAGTTGATAGCGAAAACGCACTTGATGAAAGTTGGTTACACGCATTAGGTGTAGATACATCAGATGACAAACTACTTAAACTTAACATGGCAATGATTGATGACGTAGCTAAAACTATTTCAGAATTTGTAAAAGAATATAGAGAAATGCCTGAAGAAGCAAGACCTAAAGTATTGTTTGTTATTGACTCGTTAGGTATGTTATTAACACCAACCGATGTTAATCAGTTTGAAGCAGGTGATATGAAAGGTGATATGGGTCGTAAACCTAAGGCACTAACAGCACTTGTTAGAAACACAGTTAACATGATTGGTGCGTTAAACATAGGTATTGTAGCAACCAATCACACATACGCATCACAAGACATGTTTGATCCAGATGATAAGATATCAGGTGGTCAAGGGTTTATTTACGCATCAAGTATTGTTGTTGCTATGAAGAAACTTAAACTAAAAGAAGATGAAGCTGGTAACAAGATATCAGATGTTAAAGGTATTAGAGCTGGTTGTAAAGTAATGAAAACACGTTACGCTAAACCGTTTGAAGGTGTACAAGTTAAGATTCCTTATTCAACAGGAATGAGTCCATACTCAGGTTTAGTTGATATGGCTGAAAAAGCTGGATTACTTAAAAAAGACGGTAACAGATTGCGTTATGGCGAGCCAGACAGTGCTAATGAAATCAAACAGTTCCGTAAAGCATGGGAACTTAACACTGACGGTTGCTTAGATAAGATTATGGCAAGCTACGGAAAGATAGCAGAAGAGATAAGTATTGAAGACGTAGAAGCTATGGAAGATACTGCTGTTGAACAGCAAGCACCTGTAGTAGAAGAAACTGTAGAAGGAAAATAATAAATGGCAGACACATTAATATCAGCATCTGAGGTATGGCTAGCAGTTAAAGATCATCTTAACGATGAAAAACAAGCCGCAATTGATGTTGTTAATGCACTAATTGATAACCAAGGGCATAACGCAGACGAAATATTAGACAGCGATATTGGCCAAGATAAGAGTATTAAATCAGCGTTATCAGCATATGTTGTTGAAGAAGAAGAAGATGACGGGTTAGATACCTGGGGCGATGAAGTTGATGACGGTGGTTACGAAGACGATGAGGACGACAACTATTAATGTGGTATAACAAAGTAGTTGATAACATTGGAAACTTACCTGACTTTATAATGTACTATCGTAACCAGTTAGAAAGTGCAAAAAAAGATGTCAGTATCTACGGATACGTAGAAAAGAATCTGTCAGATTTACCAGGCATTACTGAACATCGATTCCACCAACTACAAGAAATAGAAGCAGTGCTTAATTATCTTAATATACAACTACGTAAAATCAGACGTAAGCACTTTCAAAAGTATCTAGAAGCATATCAAAGAGCATTGACGTCACGTGATGCAGAAAAGTATGTAGATGGTGAAGACGAAGTTATTGAATATGAAACATTAATTAATGACATTGCTCTACTTAGAAACCAATGGTTAGGTATAATGAAAGGACTCGAAAGTAAAAACTTTATGTTAGGGCATGTAGTTAGATTAAGGGCAAGTGGCATGGAGGATATACAACTATAATGTTTGTTGAAGATCAAACAAGTCACAAACATTCTCGAGAAGTGTTAGATACTATTGAGACGTTCTATGAGTTTATGATATCTGTTAATACCGTTTGTGATATGGGAGGCGGATCAGGTCTAGACGCAGAATGGTGGGTAACTAGAGAAACTGATCCTGAGATTGAATCAACTGGAAAACCTAAACCTTATAATATTAAAGCAACAGTAATTGACCAAATTGATAAACTTTCTGTATCACATAAAAATCTAACATACTTAAAAGCAGATATGGAAAACACAGGGTTACCGTCAGATTCGTTTGACGTTATAACTTCACATGATTCATTTCAGTATTGTCTTAATCCAATAAACACTTTAAAACATTGGTGGGAATTAACAAATACCAATGGAATGTTACTTCTACAGATACCACAAACTACAAATATCAAATATAATCGACACGATATATCAAGTCCAAATAATGAATACCATCACTATACCTTAGTTAATCTTATTCATATGCTAGCAGTCAACGGTTGGGATTGTAAGAGCGGATTGTTTTTTAAAGGACTACGAGATCCCTGGATAAAAGCTATGGTCTATAAAGGTGAAGTAGAGCCTCAAGATCCTCATACTACTAGCTGGAGAGATCTAGCTGAACTTAACTTACTACCAGACTCAGCAGTACACAGTATTGATCGTTGGGGACATGTTAAACAACAAGATCTCGTACTACCATGGTTTGCTGGGCATCTTGAAACATATTCTACACACTGAATAAACTACGCAGATAAATACCTGCATGAGCAAACAAGATACAATACCAGTATACATTGGGTATGACCCTAGAGAAGCCATAGCATTCCATACCTGTGTTAATTCAATAATTAGACATGCTACACAACCAGTAAGCATACATCCGTTAGCACTTAACTTATTGTCAGGATATGAGGAAACACACACTGACGGGTCTAATCATTTTATATATTCACGCTTTCTAGTGCCACATATGGCAGGGTACACAGGACGAGCAATTTATATTGACGGTGATATGATAGTTAAAGATGATATAGCAAAGTTATGGAACGAAACAAAAAACTTTTCGAGCTGGGACGTTGCTGTTGTTAAGCACGACTACAAAACAAAGATGCCTGTCAAATATTTAGGCAGTAAAAATGAAGACTATCCAAGAAAGAATTGGTCTAGTGTGATGATTTTTAATTGTGCTATGATGCCATGTAAACGGTTAACACCTGACTATATACAAGAATCAATTGGATCTCATCTACATAGATTTGAATGGACACAAGATGATCGTATAGCAGAACTGCCTCAAGAATGGAATTGGCTGGCCGCAGAATATGATGATAACCCTGATGCTAAATTAGTACATTATACTTTGGGTACTCCTTGTTTCCATGAGTTCTCTAACACTGGCATGGCCAATGATTGGCACCAAGAAAGGCTGTTTACTGAATACTGTCAACAAAGGATTGATCTACTAGATGATAACAGCAAATGATATACTTTGTCTAGATAGAAAAGAAAAAAAGCAACTTCCTAAAAATCACCTCAAGTTATTAAACACTTCTATCTTTAATTTTACAAAAGGATGTAATGGAGTTGCTGTCAGCTTAGAAGAAGCACGGACTTATCCTGACAACACCTGGGTAATATACGGCGCCGGAATGATAAAAGCTGTAAAGGATTGTTGGGCAAACAATACATCATTCTTTTATATTGATAATCAATACTTAGGTAATATGAGAAGCAAGAAGCAATGGCATCGTATTGTAAAAGATCATGTGCATGATATTCGACCTATTATAGAAAGACCTAGAGATAGACTAGAACAGGTGATAAAATATATTCAATGGGCTCAATTAAAACGCCCAGAGCTAAATCCTACCCTATTAGATCCTAAACCTTTTACTTCAGGACGTAATATTCTAATAGCACCACCTAGCCCTAAAAGTTTTACTTTATGGAACATTGATCAACAACAATGGATTGATCAAACAGTAGCAGAAATAAAAAAATATACAGATCGACCAATTAAAGTTAGACTAAAGAGACCTAGAGATGACCGTTTTATACAGAATACTTTAGAAGATGATCTTAAAGACAGCCATTGCCTAGTAACATACAACTCAGTAGCCGCCTGTGAAGCAATAATTAACGGTACACCAGCATTTACTTTAGGGCCTAATGCGGCTCAACAATTAGCAAAACATGATCTCAGTGAAATAGAAAATCCTTACATACCATCAGACGATGAACGAGAAGCTTGGTTGCGTCATTTAAGTTATAGTCAATTTACTCGTACAGAAATGAATAACGGTACAGCCTGGGGAATACTCAATGGCTAATTATACTATTATCAATGACGAAGAATTATGTGATTTTCTCGTTGATCTAATCATAATAAAGTATTATCTCAAAAGTTTGAATTGGCATTTTGTTAGTAAAATATATTCCAATCACTATAACAAATCAGACCTTGTTACAGGTGAGAAAGATAAGGATAGAATTTATAAAGCCGCCTGGGCAGATCTAAATAGAATACGAGATACTATTAATATTGAAAAGAAAACTATTAAGAAACTAAGACATAAACGTCGATTAAGTAATATTTTACTTGAACAGTTTGAAGACATATGTGTATCTATTGGAGGCAACTGTGCTAGAGGAAAACGTTTGTTGTTAGCACGTTATTTAGATTTACAGTCAGACAACTATATGAAAAGATTGTCTAACGGTGTATACGAAAAAACTTCTTATAGAACAGTGGACAGTTATTCGCAAACTCAGTCAGATTGCTTAATTAGAAATATACTTAATAATGAACAACTATTACGCGATAAAATAAAAAATAAATTTCCTTTTTGGTTTGTTGACAGCGGATATACTAATTTTATTCACTCTAAAAGCAGAAAAGGGTTTCATCGACTTTGCCGTAACGATATTCATGCCGACAAACCAAAGCATGTTTTTCCTATGGATCGACTATTAAACATAATAGTAAATTCAAGATTGAGAACTGAGGGATTTTTATTTCCAAAACATTGGAGAACTACTGGTAACACAGTATTAATAATACCGCCAAGCTTGCATGTATGTAAAATTTATGGGTTAGATCAACAGGCCTGGGTCAAAGAACAGAAGGAAAAGTTAAAAAAAGTAACAGATAAAAAAATAAAAATTAGAAAAAAACAAGGCACAAGAAAAACTCGCACAACGTTGTATCAAGACTTATTAAAAGACGAGTCTATATATTGCGTGGTTGGGTATAATTCAAATGCACTTACTGAAGCTGTATGGGCTGGAGTCCCTGTAATTACATT